TATCCATTTCGCTAGTCCCAACGAATGGCCTGCCCACTGCTTTACCGCTCACAGCCCGTGCCAGATCAGACTGGACTTGCGATAGTTGCAGGTCGGATAGATTTCCAAGCGTTTTGAGGCTGACAATTAGCGATGGCACGCCGGATCGGGATAGTACAGTGGTCTCGTATTGACCGATGATCTTGACTAATGCCATCTCAGCCACAACTGAATCCAGCACCGAAACGCCACGCGATTGGGCATAAGATGACCGGCCCTGACGGTAGGCCAGCATCAATTCGGCGGGAACGGAATAGTTATATGCACGCCCCCAATCACTTCCCATCACTGGATATTCGATTACCTCGTTAATGCTTTCGCCCATCACGGGTCGCATTATCCAAGGCGATGGTATCGGCATCAGCTCAGTGACGGCATTACCAGCGGTGTTGGTGATCACTTGCACGTAGGCGTTGCCGTTATCGCACAGGCTGGCGTAAAGGTGTTCCAGCACGGTGGCATCCGATTCACCCGGTGACGGACGTTGCCAGAGGTATTGTAAAGGGTGATCGACCGGGATAAACCCGCCATCTTCATCCCAATATCCTACCTGCATGATAGCCTTAGTGGAGTTACGTCGCATCGCCTGAATCGCTGCCTGGACCACAGAAACCTGTGTGTAAGGGCGTGCGAGCGTCATGTAATCGTTGCTTAACCCTGTCATCATATCTACAGACCATGATGAGGCGGCAATATCAGCGGTGTTGGCAGTGACGCCGGTCCTCACGGACTTGGTAAACCGGTCTCGGATGTGGTCGAATATTGTTGCCATAGTGGTTTAGGAGACGTACCTGAAGGGCTGGATCGGGGATAAATAGTTGAAAGCATCGGCAGCGGAATCGACCTGGTCGTCATGTTTTCCGGTTGGAAATGAGCACAATTCGTCAATGAAATCGCGGTTCCAGTCGCCGCGTTCCAGCTCAATCGAACCGGATTCAAACGCAGCCGCCATTGGCATTGCCCGCACTTCCTTGGAACCTGTTGGCCGTTTGCTGATCACCCCGTAACCGATCAGGTTGCGGGTATCATGCTGGACCTGATCGACACCAGCGGAGCCGGGGTCCTGTGCCAGGTGGACGATGGTTTCGCGCCCGTCGGTCTCAGCGATCTGTCGCTGAATTGTACGACGTGTAGCAGGCGACCACTGCCCCCGCGAAACGTGCTTGACACGGTAGATGTCGCCGGTCCTGCACATCCACACACCGGCAGTGTAATCACCACCGCCGACCGTTGCGGCTGTGTCCCACGCTCGGCATGAGTTGGAGTTGTCTGGTATCGGTGATGGATCGACGATTCGGAACCATTCCGGCCTGAAGAAACCGCCATCACGGGGCGTTGGTGTCTGTTGGTACAGTGCCGAAAAGGCGTAGGAACCGACGGTCTTTTTGATCCGGTCGAAGTCCTCCACCGAATACCGTTCTGGCCACAGTGCCTCACCGGTCTGACGACCAATCAGGTCATCTTCCTCAGCAATGGCCGGCAGGCTGACCACATCCCATTGCTCGCCACCGTCATTGGCCTGCTCTAGTAATTGACCAGCCAAGTCGAGGCTGTGCCAGCGGGTCATGATCAGGACAATTGCAGCACCTGGGTGAAGGCGTGTGTAAAGGTCGTTTTGATACCAATCCATCACGCGAGCACGATAGGTGGGTGATTCAGCCTCGGCACGGCTCTTGACTGGATCGTCAATAATCACCAAGTCAGCACCATAGCCTGTGACACCTGATCCGACACCGACCGCATACAGCCCGCCGCCATGTTCACTTGACCACTGATTTTGTTTGTTTTGGTCGTCGGAAAACTCGAAACCGAATTCCTTGGCGATGCGTCGCGTTTGTCGGCTGAATGTGCAGGCCAGCGAGTGATTATAGGCCCCGATGATTACCCGTAAACTCTGATCCAGCAATAACCTGTAAGCAGCGTAATGGATCGTTGCCAGCTCGCTCTTGCCGTGCCTGGGCGGCAAGAACAGCATCAACCGTTTGCATTCACCGGTCGTCACCCTGTCCAGCGCCCGTCGGCACTCCGCCAAGTGTTCTGGCGACCACTGGTGTGCTGGTGTTGCCGCTTGCAGGAAGCGGTTTAGGCCCCTTGGGATTAACTGTTTTGCGTGGGGGTGTGTCGCACTCATTATCGAGACTTGCCCAGTCGATTTGGGGTTTATCGCTGATTTCGATGCTCGTCGTCACCTTGCCGTCCATCCGGTCCCAGATTGCTGACCAGTACCGGAAGTCACCTTCCAGAGCCATCTTCAGGCCCTTTTGGACCATCGCCCGCAAGAGTTCTGGCTTGGCATCCAGCTCCGCTTCGAGGGCGATCTGGAGCGGCTTTTTTGGACGACCACCGGTGTTTCCAGAGACGCCCTTGGGCCACGGTTTAAGGTTTTGGATGTTCGGTGGCATGCGTCACTGTTTTTCCATTGGAGGTAGTGGAGGCGTCAATAAGTGCCATTCCGTAGTTATTGACGCCGTTTGCAATCTCGATTCCAGCCCGCCGGATCAGCTTGTTACCCTTAAACGGCCTGTAGTCAACGTGGTGTTGCCACCGGTTAAACTTTCGGGTGACTTTGACCACATCGGGGTGTTGTCTCTGGAGGGATCGAGCCATTTCAAGCCGGCCATCGAATGCAGCATCTTGCTTGTATAGTTGGTCAGTGTTCCCGCCCTTCATCGTCATCGTTGCAACTTTTTTGCATAAAAATGCGTTGAACAAAGCGGTACAGTTGCCAGCTTTCAGGAATCGCAAAGAAAGGTCAGTGTCCTCATTGTATCGCCCACGCCATCTCTGATTTGTCTTGGTTGAAAGAAGGATGCAAGAGTAAATTCTTGTGTTCCATGTGATCGGTTTGGCTTTGTTCTTGGCCAGTGCTAAAAGCTCGTAATTCATTCCAGCCATCGGGATGTTGGCGTATCGGTCTACAAAATCCTCGATCACTGCAAAGGGTGTCGCGTCCTGGAAGACCCATTTTTTGTTTTGGTGTAGACGATGAAAACGATAGATGTTGTCATCAAGTATCCAGTGCCTGTCAGACCCCTGTTTCGTTGCATGTTCCCAGACCCAATTCCTAGCCGGAATTGAACCTTGGCCAAGGTTGGAGAATGGCAGAGTCAATATCAACTCGGGGCGGATAACTCTAGCGTAGGAATCATACTCTTGAGGCTCAACAACCACCTTGTAATTTGCCCCGATCTTTGCCAGTGCATTAGCCGTCAATGGAGTCTCCCATCGCCCCTTGCTAATGACGTAGATCGGATATTTATTCTTCATTGACAACCAACATAGTCTCTACCGATTGACGTTGCGGTTTAGCACTTTTCGGGAACCATAGGAACTTAGTCTCCCCAGTAATCGGCTGGTTTACCTTATCGAAAAAGTCGATTTTAGCCTGAACTGAAGGGAAATAGACGATCAGCTGAACTTCGCTTACCTGCTCCTGTTCAAAATCTGGCATTCCCTGCCATTCCCCGTCAGGGTCGTCAACTGCGACGCCTTTCAGCAACTCACTCCCCAACCCCTCCACCAACGCATCAATCTCGCCATCACTATACCCCGCCGCAGCCGTATCGAACTCCTCCGATTGCAACGCTCGCAAGGTCTCAGCCAGCGCCGTGGTATCCCACTCGGCCAGTTCTGCCGTCCGGTTGTCAGCGATGGCGTAAGCGGTCGCAGCCGATCCAGTGAGCGACGATTCGACCACCTTGATATCACTCCAACCGAGCTTAACGGCTGCCATGTAGCGACCGTTGCCCGATAGGATGATACCCTTGGAGTCAATCACGATCGGGTGTTGCTGCCCAAACTTGCGCAAGCTGGCAACGATCGCGTCAATGTTCCTTTCGCCGTGCTTTCGCAGGTTCGCAGGATCCTGACTGATCGAGCCGATGGCGACGGTCTTGATTTTCATTTTAGCTTTCGAGTCCTGCGTTTAGCCTTCTTGTCGCGTGCCTCAGCCTCAGCCTCGGCAGCTTCAGCAAAGATATCGTCAATCCGCTCATGCTCAAGTTCGCGTTCAAAACCCGTGGAATGACATGCAGCACAGTAGAGACGCGAACCGCGTTTGATGCCGCGGCAACGATCGCACGTGGCCGGGTCTTGATCCTGCGACTCAGGCGTCCAATCACCCTGGCCAAACACGACGCCAATCACGGCGGGTACTTTACGACCTTCTGATGCGGCAATCTTGCGATAGGTGTTGCGACAGACGCCAAGTATCTGGCAAGCCTTGGTGTCGGGGATATCCATATATTTCAGGGCAATCGCCAGTGATCGGCGAACCGTCCCGACATCAATATCAGACCGCTTTCGGCCACTCAAAGTGACCTTCACGCCGGATTGACTGACAATCATGATGTTCGCCCTCATTACCTATAAGGTGTAATATGTGTGCAACTATTCCGTTTCGATGGGTGCAAGTCATGGTGTGGTAACGAATTAAAAAATATTAATTTTGTTCACGCCTCCTGCGGGTGTGGTACTCCACCAGACTGACCGGTGGTAACGGGATCGGCCCCAGATCAGCCAGGTTGGCCTTGTCACCATGCAATGCCCGGAGCCGTGACCATTTGCGACTCCGGTAAGTCAATTGGCATCGCCATTCCCACTCGGTTCTCGCTTGTTTTTGCATTTAGGGTCCCACTTCGGCTTGGGTTCTGGATCGGACAGAAAGACAGATGAGACATTGGTGATTATATCGGGGTCGTCCGTGTCTACCTGGTAGGTCCTCCTGCCTTGCCCCGTGCAGGATCATGTTACGCAACACGTGAAACGCCACCATAAAACGAGCCATCACACACCACCTGCCACGGCCACCCGTGACATCATGAACTCGTGATACTTGGCAATCGCGAACGCCGATCTTTTGTCCGTTGCTCCCCTGAGCAGGTAGAGTGGATCACCCTTTTTACCGGACGGCCCGTAGATTGACTCCAATCCAGCCCGAAGCGTCGCGTCAGTGAGTTTACCACCGGCAGTGATCCATTGACCGTAATCACGCCGAGTGTAGACGGTGAGCGGTATTTGCTCGTACTCGGCTGTAACTTTCACCATGCCGATAAACTGGCTGGTAGCATCCGATGACTTCCCGAATTGATAAGAAATAAAATCTTCAATCGCAATCTCGCAGTGCCTAGCCCATCCGGATCGCAACGTTCGGCGAAGTTCGTCGTTACAGATTTTGTCAGCCGACATGATATTTGGCAATTTGATATTGGCCGTGCCAACGATCGGGCCAATGACGCAAACGCCAGAATGCGTGCTGCCGGGGTCGATGCCGATGATGGTCATGATCCTACCTCCTCTACTCGACTGATCTCCCAATCGAGATATTGCCGTGCCTTTTTGAGATCCTGCAACTCAGTCCCTTTGTACGGCGCCCGCATCACATATTTGATGACATTGCCACGATAAAACGTCTCGTAAGCACAGATCTCGATTGGCTCGATCCCGCTCGGGTGGCTGGTGTAGTGCTTCGGATGTTTGATCGGGTCGTCTTTGATTAACGTGTAGTGAGTCGGATTTGGTCCGGTTGTCCGCTTTTCCTCGCGTTCGAGATGGTCGTCGATCTCAGCCCCAAACGCTGACGCTAGTGCTTGCAAGTGTGGTGTCATGCTATCGGCCTCCAGTGTGTGGGTGATCTGGCATCTTCGCACGAATCAGGCTCAACGGACTGATTGCAACCGCTCCAGTAGGCCAGTCTGGACTGATACCATCGCCAGCCGGTGAGGTGATTGCCATCGCGATAGCCAAACCGCTCGAAATCATTACCGCTGCCTTCGCGGATAATCACTGTCTGGCCCATCGGCGGAAGTGTGGCCGGATCGTCGGTGACTTCGATCCATTTCGGCGTCTTCATCGCGAGTTCCGACTCAAGCTCGGAAATCTTTGTGACATAATCCTCGAACTCGGCTTCTAGAATCTTTTCAAGCGGTGTCATCATCGTCTTCCTCCTCTTCCTCTTCGTCCTCGTCCTCGTCGTCATCGCAATCGCAACACAGCAAGCAAGTCGCGCAATAATCGCAAAAATGTTGTGTTTGCCTTTCGCATTCGTAGCACTCCGCAAACGGCGGTTTGACCGGCTCGTCAAGCGGCGGCAGCGTGGCCGGATCGGCAGTAATTTCGGTCCATTGCGGAGCCATCAGATTGTAAATGGTCAACGCCGCCGCCTTGGCCTCGCCAGTCAACGATGCGATAAAATCAAGCGGTGTCATTTGTTGCCTCCGTCAGAGGTACATAGGTGGTTTCAAATTCACCGTCCTCGTCGTAAGCCTTGACCGCTATGGCAGGCACACAGTCACCTATCCAGTCCACGCATGGCGCAAGGTCGCCCAGCTCACATCCGCATTCGCCATTGCACAGTCCATCAGCACCCATCTGCTTGAGCTGGATTGCTATCAATTCCAGAACTTTCATTCTTGCTCTCCCGTGTAAATTACTGCCTGAAGCTCGGATGGCTCAAAAAAATCTGACCGAATTGCACTTTCAGCAGCTTCTTTTGAGTAATACAAATCCACAGATTCCCCTCGGTCTGACAGTTCTTTGGTCTCGATGTGCTGAATCGCCCAGACAACGGGCCTGTTTGCGAGTTCAGCCTCAAGCTCCGCAATCTTCGTAAGAAGATCCTCGAACTCGGCTTCCAGAACCTTTTCAAGCGGTGTCATTGCAGTGCGTCTCCAAGATTGCATCAATCACATAGTTGAGTGATGCCAGTTCGTTGATTTCCTTCATTTTTTGACTTTCTTCGGCCTGATCGCATAGCAGGTCGAAATACTGAGCAAGGTAAACTGCATCATTTTCAGATGTCTTGGCTGGATGCCTACGAGCGTTTTCGGTTCAAGCGGTGTCATCTTCCTCGCCTCCACTCTGCCCATGTGTCCATCGCCTCGGAATAGCAGCACCTTGCCACCACAAGCAGCATCAGGGCTGTAAACGGGAATAGGAGCGTCTCAAACAGTTCAAGCGGTGTCATCGTGCCGAAGCCTCCTGTAGGGGCGAAAAATCTGCCAATTGCGGATCCAAGTGGCACATCCAATTAAGATCACGCGCGAATTGCAATAGGTCGGCATCGTTTGGCCGGTCCAGCACAAACCACGCCAGTTGGCCGCGGCGGGTGAACAGTATCTCGGTCCATTGCGATCGCGGGTCCAGATAAGCCGCGAATCGTTCGTAACCGATCCTTTGATCAAGCACGGATTGCAACGCTTCCCTCAGCGCAACAAGCGTCTCACCGCGAAAGTGTCGATCATTTTCCAGCGCGAATAAGCTGATCATGGGATTGTCGATAGTAATTTGTCCCGTATATCTAGTTCCAGTGTGTCCACCGCGTCAGGGTCGTTCAGAACCGCGTCCTCACCGTATCTCGCAACCGCAGCTGCGTCATATGCCGCAGCCG